CCGAAAAGGTCCGCAATCCGCTTCGAGATTTCCGTCGTCGGCACGTTCACTTTCATAGCTCGCGCTGCTTTTTGGCTTTGCTTGTATTCGGAGCATGAATGGCCTTTTAGAACCTTCGGCCAGCGGTAATCGTCAACCGGCGGATTGCGTTTGCAAAATGCGTTAAACTCCTCCTCGTGGTAGTGGATGCAGGTTTCGCATGTGCGGGTCATAGGAGCGTAAGTTGCTGCTTTGCTGATTTCAGATTGTCGCAGGCGGTTTTAAAGTATGACTCTTTCAGCTCCGCGCCAACAAACTTCCTGCCCATTTGCAAGGCGCAATATCCTTCGCTGCCGATGCCGGTAAACGGTGAGAAAACCGTGTCTCCCGGTGCGCTCCATAGAGTGAGAGCGTTGTTGATTACGTCGAGTTGCAATGGGCAAATGTGCCGTTCGTCTCGGTCTTCTCGCGCTTCGCGTCCGTTGAGAACATTCCCTTGGTCTACTTTCATCCAGACCGGCGATGCCAATTCCTGCCAGCGGTCTAGCGGAATGTCGTCTGTTGTGTGGTCAATTGGCTTTGGATTGCGTCCCGGCTTGCGGAATACAAGAAGATAATCGGGCGCACCAACGCGGACGTTTGCGGAGTCCGTTCGCAGCGTCTTGTAAAGAAGCCCATGCGCCTTTGTGCGTTGCATCTCGGTCACGGGGTCTTTCCAGATCGTAACCTTTGAATGGAGAAGCCATCCACGCGAGCGGAATGCCGTCACAATCGCGCCGGAGAAGTCCTTAAACTCAATATCTCCATCCTTCCATTTCGTTGCGAGAAGATCGCAGCAATGAACGGCGCATTCACGTCCCGGAACGGTCACTCGCATTAGTTCGTCAATCAGGAATCCAAATTGCACCATAAACTCGTCCAGTCCTCCGCAGTTGCCCATATCGGAAATGTCATCCGAATACGTGAATAAGTCCGCAAAAGGCGGGCTGAAAATTGAGAAGTCTATTGATTCATCGGAAAGTTTTTCCTTTGCGACGCGGACGCAATCGCCGTGGTAAACGGTGAAGTCTGTCCCTGTTTCTTCGTTGATGTCTGTTTTCATTTTAGTTGTATGTGTTTGGTTTTTGAGTGAAAGCGCGGCTTGTCGCATCTCGGTTTTCATTTCCTCATGCTTCGCCATCTTTTCGCGGATCGCGTCGAGAATCGGCCCTTCCGTGTCGGCTTGCACAATGTATGCGTTTACTTCGCGGAGTTGGCCGAATCGGTAGTGACGACGCAATGCCTGATACAAGTCCTCAAACGAGTATGAAAGCCCGCAGAATATCGTATTCGCGCAATGCTGCCAATTTAAACCACGCCCTGCGATATCACACTTTGTGATAAGCGTCTTTAGTTCTGAATTAGTGAATTGGTTAAGTCGCTTTTCTTTCAATTCCGGCTTGTCGCATCCGCGAATTTCAACGGCGTCTGGCAAAACTCGACGGAGTTCGTCAGCTTCGTAATTTGTATTGCACCAAACCGTCCATAGCTCATCTGGTTTTTCCGCGATGATTTCCGCAACTCGCTTACACCTTGCCTCATTCGTGATCCGCATTTCCTGATGCAGATTCGTTGCCGATAGCGTTGGGTTTCGGAAAAGTTCACCTTCTGCGCGTTCGCGTGTCTGATCAACATGAACCATTTCAGTGATCAAGTTCAGCGACGGAAGGTCATATCCATCGTCGGGAAAACCAATGTCAGACGGTTTTGATATGCACGCGGCCCATGTTGCAACCCATTCCCAGAACATCGTTCTTGCATGGCCCTTTAAACGCCAGTCTCCGGTGTTGAAAGTATCGTTGATGAAGTAAGTCGCGAGCATCTGGGCGGGTGAGCACACCCCGAGGAAATCAGCGTGTTGGCCCATCTCGGTGTAATCGTTTGGCGCGGGCGTCGCGGTGCAGCATAGACGGTATGGAGTCCGCGCAAACGAGTTCGTGAGTCCGATGCGAGTCTTACCTTGAAACGATTTCAGGATCGAACTTTCATCCAATACAACGCCCGCGAAGTGTTCTGGCTTGAACAAGTCGAGCCGTTCATAGTTCGTGATATTCACTCCCGGCTTCACGTCATCCTGCGAGCGGGCATGATTGACTTCGATTCCGAACTTCGCACCTTCCGCAACTGTCTGCGGGCTTACTGCCAAAGGCGCAAGAATCAGAACGCTTCCGCCAGTGTGACGGCAAACTTGATCCGCCCATTCCAGTTGCATCGGGGTCTTACCAAGCCCGCATTCGGCAAATAATGCGGCGCGTCCCTGTTTAATTGCCCACGAAACGACAACCTTTTGCCACTCAAAAAGCGGTGCCGTAAATGGCATCGGCTCAAAGCCTGCGGGTTTCTGTTTAACTCGCTTGGAGTTGATGATCTGTTCGTATTGTTCTAGTGTGTTATTCATGTTTCTGTTTTCTGTTTTAAGAGTCTTCACCGTCCCTCGCCTCAGGTCCGGGAATCGCACAAGTCTCTTTCAAACCCTAGCGAAAATATTTCACTTTGTTTGCCCTGCGCGACTGGCGTTGTGCCACGGTAAATTTGTTATTTCGTCCGCTTTGAAAAGTGCGGTTCCGTCGGCTTGTAAACCGTGTCTCCATCAGCGAAAAGCGCGTATTGCTCAGTGTCTTGGCCCTGCGGAAGTTCGATGCCTTTGACGATGGCACAATATGTCGAGTGCTCTGAAATTTGCTGTGCCATTCTGTTTGCTCTTTCAACGTCGCCAGTCCTCCAAGGTGTTCCGGATGAACTTGTGTGCATCGTCCACGTGAACGAACCCGGTGGACGAACGAAAATGAAGTAGTGAATAGGTGTTGGTTTCATTTGTTTATTCGTAAGATTGAGCTATTGCGATTGTGATTTTGGTGACGATTGAATCCGGAAGACTCGCGCAGTTTTCAAGCGTTGCTTTTAGTGCATCGCGGCAGTTGTCTAGTTTTGCGCGCAGCTTTCGGATTTCGCGCAATCTTTTGGACTCCATATCGTTTGTATTTGTACCGCCTGACATAACGCTATTTGCAAGCGCAGTGCCAACGAATAGCTTTGCGCTGATTGCGTCGTAGTTGTCGCGTGATTGTTTTGATTCAAGTTCTCTTTTCATTTTTTAAGTATCTCCTTTGCCGATTCAATCGCAACGTCGATGTCATAGCGGTCGGAAGCGGAGGTTATCAATTCAGCTGTCCTCTCTGCGGTGTAAATAAGCGAGGAAAGAGCGTCTGCCAATGTTTGAATTCTCGCGTTTGCTGCTTCCAGTTGCTCTATCATCGGGACAAGCTGCCACGTTCTTTCTCTGGCGCGTTCGCAGATTCCCTTCACTTCTCGTGCTTCTTCGGATAGCAATTCGCCCCCGCTTGCGATTGCGTGAATTCTCGCAAATTCGTCGCGGTTAAGGTCGAGCGCGTCTTCTAGCTCGGAAACCCTCAACTGCGTGGATTCCGCGATTGAACCCATTGATGCGAGCGCAATTTTCATCCCATTCCACTCCTTCGCCGCGCAGAATTCGCATTCGTCTTTCATGCGCATGTGCGGACACATCTCCGGCGATCCGATGGAGTCGTGAATCTTTTGGCGCAACGCCTTCATTTCTGGCGTGATTTCGATACTGTCCTTTGATTCGGTCATTTTGCCTCCTTTTGTTCATACCAAAGTTCTTGCGGCGCAGTAGCCCAAAGTCCGCGCTCGATGCTCTGGAGTGTTCCGGTTGCAAGGTCGCCGTTGTCATCTAGTCGCGTCTCCGGCCCTTGTCCGTTAGCATACCAGTTGAGCGTGTTCACGGCTAGGCGAAGCATCGCTACAAGGCAAGGCGCGTCACAAGTCCGAGTTTTTTCCATGTGGTCGAGCATCTCGCGGATTGTTGGCGGGTCGTTAAAGTGTCGCTTTTGCATATTATTTGATTCGTTGAACCGGCTGTTGCTGTTCGGTTGTGTCGATTAGCTCGCTAAATAGGAATTCAAAATGGTCGAACGCCTGCTTGCCTTTGAAGCCTGAAAGTTTTGCGTGGAGTTCCTGCAACTTCGGCGCTGAGATTTTGCAGCATTTAGCGAGTTGGATTGGTTCAAACTCTGAAAAGTAGGAAGACAAAGTTGCGCCGATTAAAGGAATCGACTGCGGGGCAATCTCGCGTGTCCGCTTTGCTTTCCCTAGTCCCCAGCCTTCCGCCCATCCGTCGCCGTTCTTGCGGATTCCTGCTTTGAGTTCTGATATGCTCTTTTCTGCGATTCCGGCAATCATCGTCAGCTTTTCCAGCCAGTCTCCGCGCTCTGCCGGCGAAGCTGTCTCAATGTCAAAGGTAGCCGTTCCAAGCGTCACAAGTGCCTTTTGCGACTCGGGGCATCGTGCGGTTCCTGCCGCTTTGCAATGCTGGCATTGTTTCGGCCCGACGATGCGCTTTGCGTTCAAGTCGTTTGACGCTAAAACACGCTCGTTCATCTCGCGGTAAGCCCGCATCAAGTCCTTCTCGGAATAGCGGACGAGTTTCACGTCCTCAACTTTCCAAGCGACGCGGGGCTGATTGATAAAAGCCGTCACGCTTTGCACTCCGTGGTTGCAGTAAATCAACGCCGCCAAGTCGCGAAGCTGTTCGTTTTCGTCCGCGTCCTGATGGTCACCGTAAAGGCTCTTCAAGTCCTCAAGAAGCGCGTGCTTTCCGCCTTCCGCGTCAACTAGCCAAAACGCATCGGCCTGCCCGCTGTGAGTCTCTACGTAGTTCCATAGCCGTTCCTCACGGTGGCATTCAGCCGGTATTTTCACGTCGATTCCGCATAGCCAATTTCCGAGGATGATTGACTCGATTTCATGCGCTCGCCGTAGGGTTTTTGCGCTGTCTGCGTCGAGAACGCTTTCTTCTTTCAGTCCGGCGAATACGTCGTGAATCAGCGTCCCTTGTGAAGCCTCTGCGCTTTCGGTTTCTTCAAGCCCTTTCTGCGCCTTATGTCTGCCGGGGCATAGCCGGTCTGCCGCTGCGTTGCTTGCGCTTGTGTGTCCGCGTCGTTCGTCGGTCATGCCAGTCCCTCCCATGCTGAGATAATTTCCTTCGATTCCTGTTCATATGTCACGTAATCGCTGCCGTTATCCGTGAGTAAATCAATCGCCGCAATCGTCGATTCCCATCCTGCTATTGCGTCACCTCCGTAGAGGTCAGTGGCATTACTCTCTGCGTATGCAATCCGCTCCGCGCACTTCTCGCGTATGGCTTTTAGTTTATGTTCTGTGGTCATTGTGTTCTGTTTTGTGTTAAAGGTGACTCAGGCCGGAATTGCACCGGCTATTATTTGCCCTCTGTTTCAAATACCTCGCCCGCTGCTTGAGATGTATCGCGATCATCCCGTAAACCGCTTTTGCGATTCCAATAGGGCCGCAGAACATCGGGGTGCGTGTCACTGTCCACGCCGCTGAGTCTAAAATTGAATTGCCAGCCGTGAATCACAAGATTCACGATTTGCTTCCGTGTTTTCACCAAGGTTCCCTTGCACGTCAGCCGGTAGTTTTACCGCTGGCAAAGTTGTAAAAGTTATGCCGTCTTTCCGGCTGTCACCGCGTTGCTCGCTCTTGCAGTTGGTTCTACGCATTTACGGTGTTCGAGCTTTCCGAGCCGTGCCTTTTCGCGCATTGCGGCCATCCGTTAATTTTCTGTTTTCAGAGTTTTTCGCGAACGGAGAAAGGTTTCACATCAAATCGTGGTCCGCAAGGTCCGGCTCCGGCATTTTCTCGCTGTCCTTCATGTCTTCTGTCATTTGCTCTATTGCTGCAATTTGTTGCTCTTGCGTTCCGAAAATTGAGCTTGCAATTTGCTTCTCTGTGAACTTTGGCGCGAACACTTGCGTCAACGAGTATTCCTCTTTCGCCTCTGTATCAAGTGCCGCGCTTTGCTCCGGAGACAAAGGCCAGCGTTTCGACATGCGACGTAGGACAGTCTTTTTTCCCATCTCCGCGTAGTCAGTCACCCAAGGTCCGGAACTACTCGCCTTGCTACGTTTGCGGATCGCGTCAACTTCGTCTTTCGTCATCACTTCAACGTCCGTGTTGCCGTCGCGAATGCAGGTTGCTGCGAATGCGACGAGCTTTCCACGGTCGCCAATGAAATCAGGATTCCATTTGAAGGTTACATTTGCGCCTTCCATGCCGTAATCAAACACGTCTTTTTCGTGAACCGCGATTGCACGGATGTTTTGGACTCCGTTTCGTTCGGCAATTTGAATCAATCCCTTGTAGTCGAAAATGACTTGGACAAGCATTTCGTTGCATTCAAGTTCCTTGTTGTAGCACTTGAACGGAAGCAGGTGCGCGTTTCGTCCGTCTGGAAGGATGCCAGCCTGAGCACACAGCATGAGCGCATTTAACAGACTCGCCGTTGTGCATTCCGCCAGCTTCGGCACTCGCGCAATCGTTCCAGCCATCACGCGGGTCATCTGCTCTGCGGTGAGGTATTTCGGCAATACCTCAGCAATCTTCCCGCGCATCTGCTCGCTTGTAATCAAGCCGCGAATATCCTGCTTTTCCGGTGCTTTTTCTAGTTCGTTGCTCATTGTTTCTCCTTTCGGTCCCGCAGGATGCAGAAGATGTGCGATGAAAGCGACCTGCCCTCTCCGCCAGCCTCTTTCCGCAGTTCATCTTTCAGTTTCGGCGGAAGATGAACTCCGGTCATCTCGCGCTTTGGTTTTTTCGGTTTTGTTGTCATATTAAAGTGTTGATTTTGGAGCCTCGTCTTTTTCCAGCGTCTTCTTGAAGCCGAATCCGCCTGCGATGTGGTAGCAGATGATTCCTTCCGGATTCCTGAAACCCGGCGCGGCTTTGCTGCCATTCGCCCGCAGGCCAGCAATTGCCGCTTCACAAGCGTCCGTCGTAAAGATTCCTCTATACAGCACTGGAACAAGCGAGCAACAAGCTGGTAACACGTCCTGCATTTTCACGATGCGTGGGTCAGCGGTCGGGATGCGTTGCGGAGTTTCGCCAGTAATGCACCATCGGGAGACGTTGAACAGACTCCACCGCTTTTCGGCCATGCCGTATTTGCGCTGGATACCTTGGCCCCACCATTCCCCGAAGTGCCGCCCAACTCCGAGCGTCATAAGTTCATCGCGGTGTGCGTATGCCCACGCCGCGAATCCGTAGTTGTCCTGATCCGGAGTAATCCAGCGTGTCCGCGAGCCGACGAGCATTTGCCCATCTTCCGTGATGCATACTTGCGCGTTCGTGCCGTCGAGTTTTTCCGTGATGATACATTCGCGGGATAGCCGAGTGATTTTTGGAAAATCCGCAAATTCTGTTAGTTCTGTGTTTGTTGTCATGTTGTTAAAGTTCCCCGAGTGCCTTGCAGACGCAGTAAATCAGATACCAGATTGCACAGTTGAGAATCAGAATGCACAAGCATCCAAGCCCGCGAGCTTGCCATTGTTCTTTCCATAGCTGCTCGTTTTGCTCGTCGCGTTTTTCAAGGTCAGAAAGATAGCGTAATGCTTTCTTGTTCCGTTCGTGACGCTCGTTTGCGTCGGGTCCGTGTATGTCGCTCATTTGTCTCCTTTGGATTTCGCGATTGCTGCTACCGCGTCAGCGTGAAGTTGTGCCAGCATTCCGGCCCCAATCTCCGCGCAGTTCGGGTTGAGTCGTGCGACTCGTTCCGCAAGTGCCAGCAAATCCGGCGCGGCTTCGCAGAGCGTGAAGTGACTGTCGATTGTGTCTGTTTCTGTTTCTGTTTCTGTTTTCATGTTCTTATTATTCGCCGGTTGCCGCCCGATTTCTCGGGACGGCTCACCGACAAGTGAGTGGTTAGAGGTCCGCGTCCTCGATTGAGATTTCCGCTTCGTAAACGTAATCCAGTTCGGCTTCACGGATTGCGTTCAGTTCTTCGAGTGTGTCTGTATTGTGTTCGTTCATTTTGTCGGATGTTCTGTTTTTGTTTTCGCCAGCGTCGTGCTGACGGTTTGGACTAAAGCAGGTCCGCAAAAAACACGCAACAACTATTTTCACTTTTTTACAAAGTGACGAAAAAGACTGCGAAAAGGGGATTGACTTTAACGCGGGATTATTTCAGCGCGTTGCCTGCGAATGCATGGAATCGCGTCCCCAAAAAGCTCCCGCAGACTTCCATCCTTCACGCGCAAAACACTCCATTACTTCCAGCGGCATATCGCTCGCAATCGGCCATGCAGCGTGATTCCCGTTCGTTTCCGGTGCAAGGTCTATCGCTGCGCCTCTGGCGTGCAATGACGGCAGAGAACCGCCGCGCATCGGTCGGTTGTTATAGACGCCAGCATACTCCCGAAGAATCAGCGGTGCAACTTTCGAGACGGCGACAAGAATGCGCGAAAGGCTTTCCGCGACTCGTTCGTTGCATCGGATAGTTGTCACGTTCTGCCCGTCGTATTGAACCGTTACGCCTGCCGGAACTGGCATCTTCACAAGGCGCGTCTCGTCGCCTGCTTTCCCGTAGAACTTCGTGAGAGCCTCTTGCGAAGTGTCCGGCCACGGGTTGCTGTCCGGCATCATTCCGCGAAGGTGCGACTGCACGGCGCGAATGCTTTTTGGTCCCCAGAATCCGTCCGGTTCCGTTCCAATGCGTTTCTGAATGGCTTTGATTTGTTCTGTATTCATGGCAGCGGTGTAGCCTTTATTTCCACGCTTGGCGAGACTGTCACAATGCAGGTTCTAGCGTGAATCGTGGCGCGTGTGACGCATCCGGATAGAGCGGCAGTTAGTAGGATGAAAATCAGCTTCATTTTAAATCAAGTGAATCCGTTTTCGGCTTTGTATCCGGAACTGATTCCAACGCACGAAGCGCAATCAGTCCGCCGACGATGCAGGCTGATACGAGCTTTGCAATCTCCCATGCGTCGGCTGGCGCGTTCGGATGCTGCGAAAGAACCGTGAGAGACGACGACAAAAAGTAGCATATCCGGCGGTAGGTCATGCGAGTCTAAGCCGTGGAATCAACAGCGCGACGGGAAACAGCGGGCGGTATTTCTTGCTCCGCATCGTTGCGTTCACCTCGTTCGTGAAGTCGTAGAAGTTGTATGGCTTCTGCAGCAACCCCTGCGCGTAGCTCCGCACGTTTTCTGTGAGCCTTGAAGGATGTCCGGTCACAACCATAATCGGTGCCGATGCCGCAAACGATGCGATAATTGGCAGGCTCGCAAGGGTCGTTTCCGGAGTCGAGTCTTGAAGTTTCAAATCCAGCGTTATCAAATCAAAGCACTCGCCGCGCTCCTTTGCCTCCGTGAGCGTCTGAATCGCTGCTTTCAGCGTTGACCGCTCAACAATGGAATCGAATCCAAGTCGCCGCAAATTATACAGCATGATGTCCCGCTCGTCCTCGTTGTCCTCGATGTTTAAGGCTTTCATTTTGAAATCTGTTTTTGTTCTGTCGCCAAAATGAAGTCCGCAAGTTCCTGCATTTTCGGTTCGCTGTTCTTGCTCAACAGCATCCCGAGGAGAATGCGATTGAAATGCCGCAATTCCTCGCGCATCGCCCTTTGTTCTTCAATGTTCTTTCGTAGATACCACGTGAACAAGAATCCGCCGCCGCCGATTAGGACATACCCGATGCCGCCGAGCTTGTGCAGCCACTCGAAAATTTGCATTGAAGGTTCCATAGTCATCGGGCGCATTTCCAGCGCATTTTAACGGCGTCGAGGATGAAGGATTTCGAGGCCGCAACGGCGGCGTTTCCGATGATGCCGACGATGTAGCGCGTGACCCCTCCGACGCTATTTGTGTTTGTGACCTGCGTTTCCGCGCCAAAGGACCCGCCGCTTGTGTTCATGCTCATTCCGTAGATGTAGCTGCCCGGCGTAATTGTGCGGATGCGCAGGGTGTGCCAGTTCGTATCAGCCGCGATGCCGGTCGAGGTCGCTGTTTCTGAGCCACCATCTTTCACGACGTACATGAAATTGGTGTCCCCGAGCGACGTGTCGTATCGCAGATACTCGCCGCGCCCTGGAGTGACTGTGGCGTAGTCGTTTATTAGTCCGATTCGGAGTTTGGTCGCGGTCGTCTGGTTGAGCTTGAAAGTTATGCGGACTTCAAAATGGTTGGCACCAATTATGTAAGGGGTAAGCCCTGATCCCCCAAAATACAAGCTGCCAGCGTTGCCTGAGCTAGCTCCGGTCGAGAGCTGAAGCTGTCCAGGGTTGTCGGCACCACCTGCAATGTAGGCGATGGAGTTTGATCCGCTGATCGTGCCGTAACGGACGCCGTGCGTGCCCGCCTGCCCGTCGCCGTTCGTGCCGCCGAGAAAATCCTCATCCATGATTGCGACGGTGTGATCGACATACATATCGGTAACGGCCGCATAAAGAGCGGCGTTGGTCGTCACGGCAGTCATTGCCGAGGTGCCATTGCCAAGCACTAGCCCCGAGAGCGTAGTCGCGCCGGTGCCACCATTGGCGACGGGCATCGTGCCAGTGACGCCGGTTGTGAGCGACACGTTTGTGATAGTGTTGGATGCACCGCTGATTGTCTTGTTGCTTAATGCCTGGGCGGTCGATTCTCCAACAAAAACACCGTCCGCGTCAGGGAAGGACCATGTTCTAGAGTCTGTCTTAGGACTCCCGTATTCGACGCTAACTGTAAATCCAGACTCGTCACCGGGATTGAAAACCAAATAGCCAGTTGCATCGGTCGTTCCGATTATGGCTCCTGAATCAAGCGTCTGGAATCCCGTAAATGAATTTGTCCCCGTTGTCCTCGCAAGGTTCGCGTCAGTAACCGCCGTGTTGAATTGAGCAAAGGTTCCCGTTATTCCGACGATGCTAGTTTGGTCGCCGGTATTCGTCCCTGAGCTTGTTCCGCTGAATGTGCCGCTCTGCGTTGCGAGCGTTCCTAGCCCTAAGTTTGTGCGTGCCGTCGATGCGCTCGCCAAGTCGGAAAGATTGCTCGCCGCCGCAAGGTAAGCAGTGGCAGCGGTGAATGCCGCGCTTCCAAGTGTTCCACCTGCGCCAATGTTCAACGTGCTTCCGTCAGTTCCGGAAAGCGTAATCGTGTTCGTAACCGCGAACGTCTTCAGGTTCGTGATTGTTACCGTGCCGGTCGATGCAGTCAGAGTTAGCCCGTTGACCGTTGTAGGCGTGATTGCGCCTAGCGTCAGCGTAATAACTGGCGTAGTTGTCGCCGTTGCTACCGTTCCGGAAACACCGTTTGCGCTTGTGACTGAAACGCTCGTTACTGTTCCGCTTCCGCCCGTTTGCGTAAAGTTGTCCGCGACGATAGTGATGGAATCGGGGTTTTCCGTTACCGTTACCGTATTCGTTATTTCTGTTGTCGAAAGCGTCATGCCTTTTGTGAGTTGACTTGCTTGACCACTACTCGCCCTTCAATAACAGGTTCCGAGCGTGTGCCGTCTGGCTTGTCGAAAATCAAATCGTAGCGGTAAGAGCCTGCCGTTAGTTCGGCAGTATCCTCGTCTGAAATTTCCATCGTGAACTCTCCCGCTGCCCCATCGGTTACGGTCACGCCAAGGTCAAACTCCACGTCACCGGAAAGCGATTTTCGAGCATCGCATTGCGGAGTCCATCCGGTAATATCAATAGGCGTTCCTGCTGAATCCTCCCAAACGAGAACTTTCAGAAACGTGCATCCTTTCTTGATTTCAAGGTCGAGTTTTCCGGCGATCATTTTAAGCGAGTTTGTATAGACGCACGAAGCTGCCAGCCTTCACGCGGGAGACGGTTGTTGAGCTTGTATGCTGCGCCCATTGGAAACTGAGATTTCCGTCCGTTGTGACGATTAGAATCCCGCCGGCAGAGATGCCATAATTACGATGCGTGTCGGAAATTGTAGGCGCAAGAAAATTAGCGTCCGTGCTGTTAGGGTAGCTGGAAATAGAAGGGTTTCCTCCATTGTTGCCGTAAATCAGATTACCGGAGGCAACTGTCGCCGTGCCTGAATATGTGAATTTGAACTTCTCGCCGGGAGTAGTTCCTCCGGTATCATTACTGAAAACAATGTTCGCATCTAGCTGGTAAGTTCCAGCTTTTAGCGCAATCACAAGCTCGCTGTCGTCGGCAACTGTCGTCGTGCTCGCTCGCGTTTGGTCCGCTGATTTCACCACGAAGTAAGAGCTTGCCGTTCCAGATGGGAAGTTTTGCCCGTCGCGGTAAAGGCTGTTCACAACCTCCAAAGTAAACAGTGGGGAGATTTGCGGAGCGGTCGAATTGAGATAGACAAGCTGCCCGTTGTAGCTTGCGCTAGTTACGTCCGTTGTCGCATTCGGAATGCTTCCGCAAGTTACAAGCGTAACCGTGAACCCCGTGCTGTTTGGGTTATGTTCTCCCATCGCACCATAAGCGGCAAACTCTGCCGATACGGTATCGGTCAAAACCGTGAGCGCGTTCGTATCAATCACGCTGTCGATTGCGTTAACCAATGCCGTTGCAACGTCATCGGCTGTCGCGTTGTTCGCTACATTGATTTTGTAGAGAGTGCCACCGCCTGCGCTTGGAGCGGAAACGGTTGTTGCTGTCGTTTCAAACCAAAAGCGGTAAAACGCAGAGGCTGACGTGTAAATGTCGATGTATAGCCCGTCTAGCCGCTTTGCCGTGTTCGCTACGCACTCAATCGTGATACTCTCGCGAATAAATCCTGAATTGATTCCTAGAGCCTTTATAAACTTGGGAGATGCAAACTCTATACTGCCCTCGTAATAATAATCCCCGAGCGCATCAACTGCCAGCCGCGTGAACGTAGGACTCGAAACAACTGGCGTAACGTCAAAGCGATTGTTTCCGGTTGCTGGCTTGATTAGGAACTCAATCGACGGGTCCGCTCCCATGTCGATGTATCGCCGCGTGTCTCCGCTTGAACCGCGATAGAATCCAAGTCGGAAAGTCTGTTGAGACGGCACGGGAACTGTGAGCTTGTCTTGCAGGCTTGTATCAAGTCCTGACAAGTCCAAGAGGTTGTTGTCAATATTCCATGTGATTAAGTTCGGCATCCTTCTAGAGCGGTTTCGTCAAATCGTCTCGCCCGTGATAACGCTGCGCTCTTTTGCTCCAGTGGTAGCATTCCAGATTGCATTTATTCCGTCTGAATATGTCCACCATATTTCCGGATTTACCGTCAAGTATGGCGCGGCATCCAAGTATGTCTGTGCGCCGCTTGTGAATCCAATCCAAGGCCATCGCGTGGCGAAGTTGAAGCCGTCAAGCGTAACGCCCTCATCCGTGAACTCGTCCGGTTCTGCGTCATCCCATGAATCAGTTGTCGCAATCCATTCCTCGAATGTCACGTTATCGTAAACCGCCATTGTGACGCGCAATCGCATCGTGACTAAAATGTCGTCCGTTTCTGGGTCTGTGCAGTTGCTAACTTGATACGGCTCGTAATTCGCAGGAAGCTCACCAATCGACCGCACGAATAAATCTAGAATCGCAGTCGCCTCGAAACTCCTATCGCCAACGTCAGCCTGTGATGAATAGCCTTGGAACTGCATTTGCGCGTAACTTGATTCCGAAAGCTGCGATAATGCGTCAACTTCGTCAGTGGGGGGGGCGATGTTTGGAAGGCTGAATGTAACCGCTCCAAACTCGCTACCTTCGCCGGAAGGTATTTGAACCGTGATACTCCAAGTCTTCACTCGAAACATCCATTCAATCGCCTTTGCAATCGTGCATTTGATAGGGCGCGGAGTAAAGTTTGCCTCTGTGTCTAGCGGTTGCTGATACTCTCCCATCATCGGGAAAGTAAGCAATGCAGGATTCAACATCTCGCCAATCGTTCCGGCTTCGGTTCCGAAAACGCCGTCACCGTCTAAATCAATATATGCGCCGATAAAATGCGGTAGCCTCATTCTGCCACGATTACGATTGGAATGATTGCCTTCACGGGGGCGCCGTTTGCGATAACGTAGCAGACGCGTTGCGAGGCTATCTCAATCGAAACGCCGCCCTCTGCATCCTCCACAACGTTAATTTGATTCTCTGTCCCATGAACGTCAGTCGAACGTCGCAAAAGGTCTTTCAGACGCTTGCCGCTAATGACATACGTTTTGTTAAAATCAATCTCGTTCCATCTAGGGTCTAACATAGCTTTACTCCAATGCAGGCACAACAATCCATTGCAGGCTTGTCGATACCTCGTAAACGTGCCCTTCCGCAATGTCGCCGGGGCAACGGATAGAAAGGTCCGTGCGAACCCATCCTTGAAAGAGCGGCGTCAGTGCGGGATAGAAGCCATTAAAAGCCGTTTCAATCGCCTCGTTTTCGATAGACTGAGTGCCAAGCGGGTTTGTCACTTCCTCGCCTGATTGCGCCAATGAGGGGCGTTTTCCAATCAAGCAAAACACGTAGCTGAGAGTGGGCTTTGGTTCGTTGATAATCGAGACGTAGTTTGTCCCCGGCTTGATTGTCGCTTTTTGCTGATACGCGGTCGAGCGAATGCAGGTCGCTTCTTTTGGCTGAGTCCCTAGAAGCCCTAGAAAGTTCGCCGTAATGTGCGCTGTCGAGCCGTCGTCATACGTGATATCAGCATTGTCCACGCACATATACTTGAAAACCTCGCGAGGCGTTCCGTGTGACGTGTTAATGAGTCCGGCAATCTTTGCAATGTCTCTGTCACTGCGTCCCGGTTTGAATACCTTTTCGAGATACGTGCGGGCGTTAGAGCTTGCGACTTTGTAAACCCGCTGCCCTTCGTCAAACCCGCCGCCTTTAGTCCGCGTGAACGATGGCCCTTGCTGCGGTAGAATTGTAAGTGTGCCGTGTCGAATGTCCATAATGTTACGCTACGGTCAAACGCTGGTTGAGGTCTTTGAGTTGCTGCTCAACTTTTCCAAGCATAGTGTTCCCTTCTTTAACAGCCGCCTCTACGGGGTCTTTTTCCGGCCCGCCTTGCAAGTTCATCTCAGCCGGTTTTGCCCATTCTCCACGTGCCTTTGCGTCTGCGTCTCTAATATCCTGCCGCTTGTTAAGAATACGCTCTGCGCGCGCCCGTGCGCGTTGCTCTCTACGCTCTGCGCGTTGCGCCGCCGCTGCACTTGTGCTGCCTCCCATGATGCGCTGAATCTGTGCTTCGCGTGCGTCCATGAGTCCGCCTTGCGCTTCTGCGAGTTCCGCTTCCGCAGCCTTGTTGTTCTCGCCTAAATTCCTGAATGCCTGCGCTTTTTCCTGCGCCTTAGCAACTCGCTCCTTTGCCAGCCTTAGCTTATCGTCAAGTGATAGCCTGTCTTCAATTTGCTGACGCTGTTTTTCCGATACGGCTTCGATTCGCTTTGCTGCTTCGGCATCGGCGTCTTCTTTCGCCTTCGCTTCTTTAGCTATCTGTTCCAGTTTCGCATCGCTTGCTTTCTTTTCACGGTCTAGTTTTTGCGCCGTAAGCTGTTCGTCATCGTCTTGTGATTTGCGAATCTGCTCAGCAATATCCTCATCGTTTTTCTTTCGCGCATCGCGTCTGCGTTTTTCGATTATCTTTTCGTCCTCTTCGATTCCGTCGAGAAGTTCCTGAACAGATTTTGCAGTTTTCGCTTTTTCCTTCGCTTCGCTAATCGCGGTCGCCGCCGCAATAGCTTTCTTCTTTGCCTCTTCATCCAGTCCCATCAGCCGAATGTTTGCAATTTCTTTTTCGAGTCGGAACTTCTCTTGCAGTGCTTCGACTTCATCTTGCGCTCCTCGCGCCATTGCATCTGCAATCTGCATTTGTTGCTCTGACAACTCATTTATGCGTGCTATTGTGTTTGCGCGCTCTATCTGTAAACGGGAAATCTCTTTCTCCGTTTCATTCATGGCCTCTTGGACTCCCGGTCCACCCATCCACGAGTTGACGCGTGTTCCGATTGCGCCTGCAACGCTTTGCTGCCGCTGCTGCTCCTGTCGAATTGCTTTAAGTCTTTCGTCGTAGGTTTTCAGCCCTTGCGTGATGTCGCCTATGTCGCCGATGACGGACGCCTTCGACATTCCTTTCCGCGCTTCAATCGACAACGCCTGAAAGTTTTTGAATGCTTCGTCGGCCTGCTTTGCCATATCGAACAAAGCAGCTCCCATTGCCATCACAACTCCGGTCGCAAGCGAGTTCTGGAAAATGTCGCCAGTCCTTGCCAGCGTTACCGAAAGCATCTCCGCTCCGGTTCGAGCATTGGCAAGCTCCGTCGTCATGCCGACGATATTACGCTCCGCTTTGTTCTCGCGCTCAAATTGCAGCAACGGCTGTCTGCTTACGTCTTTACGGAACTTGTCAACGCGCTGCGCGGCAGATTTCAGCCCCTTTTCGAGTCCTGTTCCGTCCGCATTTAGTGAGTATGTAAGTCCGGGCATCTTAGTTCGTCCTTTGTGCTTTTCGCGCTTCTCTTTTCGCGATGTAGTCAATCGCCTTCGTGATGGATTGTTTCATGCTGCGGTCGAATGCTTCCATTGCTCGCCTGTCGTCAATTTTCTTCGATACCCACGGAACGTTATTTGTCAGCCGAGCTTCCGATTTCACGCCGTCACTTTTGAACGTCCCGATTGACGGAGTTGCGACGTGCCTAGTTATCCACGCTGATACTCGTCCTGTTTTAAGTGAAATGTGCTTACCTGCATTTATCCATGCCGCTTTTGTAAAGCCTGCCGCATTCTGACGTTCTTTAATGTATTTCTTTAGTTCTCCTGAGCGTGTAACAATTATCGGACGAGTTCCGCGGTGGACCCTTCCGTTGTATGACTTCATTCGTTTCGACTCGTGGAGTCTGCCTTTATCCCAAATCATCACTTCCAATCCTTTCATGCTTGGAATCAGTCTGACGATGCGGGTTGCTTCGTTCAGGTCTCCGGTTCGTGATGCTTTTGTGAATGCCTTTTTTAGAGACTCACCATCAGCAACCGACGCAAGTGCATTAATCACTTTCGCAGGCGACATATAAGCGCGGCGGATGTCTCTACTAATTGCATTCTCCTGTAACTTTTTTGCGCTCTGACCACCTCCGTCAACCGTTGCGCCAACGTCGCCTTTCGACATTCCAGCAACCGGCATTGTCCATTCTGCGAGGTATCGCGCCATCATCGGCGCGCGGTCTTGGATGATTTGTGCGGCTGTTTTATTCGTGAGCCTGCCGAGTTCGTTAAGACTCTTTTTGATGTCCTCCGCGTAAACATCGCCTCTGATTTCGAGATTGCTCATTCCTGCACCTCCGCAAGTTCCCCGGCTTCGATGCGCCGCACGATTTCCGACGTCTCTTTTTGGATCTCCGCGAGGATGTTCGGGCAAACGATGCCAGCGGCTTTCTTTTCCCGGCGCACCATTGCTTTTGCCACGAGTGCGCGGGTCTTTTCTTCCGTGTCGATTTCCTCCTGTGTCCGTTCAACCGGCTCGTCTGTCAGCGCAATATGGCTTTGCTCGTCGCGGAGTTCGCGCAGACTCCAATACAGCCACATAACCTTTCCAACTGGCCAACGGTAAAGCAAATCGTCGAACGTGACGCCAGTTGTGCATGTCGTGAGGATTTGAGAGATGACGATGTGCGAGTATGTAGAACGGAGTTCCTTCGTCGGTCCGGAGTCGCCGAGAAACTTCACGAGGCGCGGGACTGAGCCTCCGCACGCTCGAACGTATTCGCCAAAGCGCGTGCTTTCTTTGTCAACGTCGAGCTTGGCGCATCGTGCTTCAAACTCCGCCATTTCGATTTCCGTCTCCGGAATGCCGATGTCGAGCGATGGGTATTGCTGACTGCAAATCTTCGTTGCCACTTCGAGAAGCGCGAAGTCGCCGAGGTCTTCAATCATCACGATTTCGTCGCCTAGCGTCTCCTCCAATAGCTCGCGGTGAAAGAGCGAGAGCGGGCGAAGCAAACGGCCCATACAGACAAACTCGCCAGCGTCTGCTCTAGCTTGTGCGGTGTGCGCTGTTGCGTATCGGCTGAACTTTGCGAATGTCATTGGTTAAAAAATAGAGCCGCACCGGTGAACAGAAAACCGATGCGGCCCATGAACACTGCGGACATGAACAACCGCAGGAAACAGAAAGTTACTAGCTAGGGTTTTGCGCGGTCGGTGTAAAGCCCGCATTGCGCCGAAGTGTTACCGGAAACATCGTCGCGTCATCGTTTACGTATTCGCGGCTTGTGTCGTCAATCTGCCAAACGCCGTCGAGAACTGCGTCGTCGGATGTGGCAATAGTTACGATTGCGCCTTTGACGAGTCGCGCACGGTCTGCAAATCCGGTGGGAAGTTTGAATGAAAGCGAAAGGGTTTCCACAAGGTCAAAACTGCGCTCTCCGACGAGAACGCCGTTTTCGTTAATGTCCTCGTTTTTGTTGCGGTAGTCAGGCTTGTAGCTGAGTGGTCCGACAATGCGAACAGTAGAGCCAACTGCCGCGCCTTCGCTATCAAGCGTTACGTCTGCGCCCGTAATCGGTAGCCCTTTGAGAAATGCCCATCCATGTGTTGTGTCTGCCATAATACTTTCGCGCTTATGTCAAATCGTCGCAATTTAGGGCGTCTATCTCGAACTCGTATTGCATCAACCGCATATCATCTGCCGTGCTTGGCGAACATGTAACGAAGCGCATTCCAATGATTTCAAGTCCAGTGTCAGGCTTGTATGCGCCCGTGCTTTCCGTGCATTCAGCTATTAAGTCAGTGTATTCTTCTCCGCGTTTCGTTACGGTCTGCATGAAGACTGCCGTGTTTGCCGTAAGCGTTACTGACTCGGTTAGCGTGATATTGTAAAGCGTTCCACTGCCTGCCGAGACGCTGGAAATCGTCCGATTCGTTCCGTTGATTCTTATCACGTCATTCGCTGCGAGGAATGAAGGCACTATGTTCGGGACTGCGTAGTTGAGAACGAACGATGCGCTCGCCGGCGTGCTGGCGTTCACTTTGCCAATCCTGCGAGCCTCGCTGATGATGTTCTCAAACTCTCCGCAGTATTGCTGAATACTGGTCCCGTCCATGTGCTCGCCAATCATCACTTGCAAAACGACGCGCTTCGGGCCGCGAAGTTCTCCGCGTCTGTCGCTGTCACTCCAAGGCGAAACGCTGCCAGCAAATACGCGCAGAAACGGCGGGTTGATAACGTCGGTTGTCAGTGAGTGCCCGATTTGAACGCCAGATAGAAGCGAGCCTTTTAGCCCGCTGATGTAAGACGAAATAGCCTGCTCAAGTTTGTAGCCGATGAGTTGATAAGCCATTATACGTTCCGTGTATCAAGGTTGATTTGATGCGTGTCGCCGTCAGTCTGCGTTTGCCCGATGACGCGGAAAACCTTGCCGTCGCTGACTCGCGTTACCAGTGCCCCGTGAGTAGGTGCATTCGTAAGTGCGGAGATAGCTACTTCGATTGTAGCCGTGATGCTTTCAATCTTTCCGTGAACCTCTACTTGCTGCGTGCAGCCCAGCTCTTCGTATTCGCAAGCTACGTTTCCAGACACGCCGGGAAAGGTGAAATTGACCGTGCCGAAAACCTCCGTGGAAGTCGTCCATCCGGCTGTCATAAAATCATCGAATCGCGCCATGTCTTTCTTTTTTAGTCAAAACGAAGGGCGCATCGGTTTACAAGTCCGATGCGCCCATGATGAATAACTACCCTATGAAAACTTAGCCGATGATAATCGCGCAATGTTCCGGTTTGATAACCGTCACGCCCCATACGCAAGCGACTTCGTAGTGAACCATTCGGTCGCCGGGATACATCGAAAGCTCGAAGGAGATTCCGCTGTTCGGGTCCGTAATGGTCTGGCGGTCCGTCGCAAGGTCGCCCTGCACGCTCGCTGGGAGTCGTGTCGAAAGCAGGATTGCGTTGCGGCTGAATGCAGCGTTGCGGGTCGATGTGGCAAGCACCGTGATTGCGCGAGTTGCTGCGGACTGAGCCTTTCGGAGTCCCGGTTCTGCCAGCGTAATCGTATCACCGCTTGCAGGGTTTGCGCCTGCGAAGCTCACCGATGCTACAACGTATTTATTCGTGTCGTTCGCGAAGGTGATGATATCGCCAGCCGATACAACTCCGGTGCCTGCGGTTGCGAGCGGAATTACAGTTTGACCAACCGTGAAAGCCGCATTGCTTGAAGTTGCGCTTGCCATCGCCCCAGCCGTGGTCGTCTGAACCTGCGCCGATTCGCGGAGGTCAAAACCGAAGAGGTTCCCGAGAACGCCCTGCCGCAAAAGCGAACCGCCGTCACCAGCTTCGTTCACTTTGTAAAGGTTGCTAGTGCTGCGAAGCGCAACGCCTGCGGTAGTGTCGAAAACGCTCGTGCGTCCGGTGCTTGGTGCTCCGTTGTCGTCGAGAATCTTCTTAGCCTGCGCCCAATCCGTGAGAACAGGAGCGGTGCCTGCGGTTGCTCCGAAAGCGCGTGATGCGCCATTCTTCACGGCAACTGCAATGTCCGTTTCGATTTCGTTCACGCAAGCGCGGAGTGCCTGTGCAATCTGCTGCTCATTAAGCGAGAGATAGCCCGGACCTGCATCCATATTCATGCGCTCCTCATTCGTCCAAGAGAATGGGAATGCACGCTGTTTGGTGAGCGAGTGCGACTTCGTAGCGATGGTCTGGTAAGCTGCGGTCGGAAATGCCATTGCGGGCGAAATATCCTTACCGGCAGAGTTCACAGGAGCCTGCGGAATGTAGATTGTCTGACCGGCTGCGAGCATGTCAGCGGACGGGTCAAGTGTGACGGAAGGAATGAAACCAACCAATTCACGGCTGATTACGTTAAGCGCACGGTATGCGCTTGGGATGAGGTTTGTTAGCGTGTTAGCCATATTTTCTTATTGGTTGTGTTTAGTCTTCGATTTTCCCGCCTTTTTTGGCGAAAGCCATTCGCTCCCCAACTGGTAGCGAGTTAAACTCTTTCCGGCTCAAAACCGGCTTTTCGTTGCTGTTTGTAACAGGAGCCTTTGGTGCAGGTGCGCCAAAACGTGCGCCCTGTTCGCGGAGTGTCGCTGTCTCCTTTTTGCTTGCGTCGAGTTCGGAATTGAGCTTGGCGAGTTCTGCCGTGTGCTGCTCTGCTTTTGCAGTTGCATCGGCTTCAAGCGTTGCAACCTTTGCGCTCAATTCGCCGCCTGTTTTTTCAAGGTCCGTGATTTTCGCCGTGAGGGAAATGTTCTCATTTTCAAACTCGCTATTGAGTGCTGCGAGTTCCGCAACTTTGATTTGCGAGGCGGATAGATTAGCTGTGAGTTCGTCAATGCTCATTTGTCTTTTCGTGTTGTCAAATAGTCCGCCATTTTTAGCGCGATGTTCTTTGCGTCAGCCATCGTCCCGAGGTAATCGACAAGCCCGTTCTCCATTGCTTGCGAGCCGGTGAACACTTGCCCGCGCATTGATTCCATGCCGACTTTCTTTCGGTTCTTTTGCACGAAGCCGGCGAACGCTGCGTTGATGCTTTCAATGTGCGATTGGAACCAATTTGTTTCCGCTGCGGTCGGTGCTCGCATAGACGTTCCTGCCGCCTTCAAGTCGCTTGCTGCGGGCGTGAAGATGTGCGGAGTGATTCCCATCGCCGCTAATGCGTTGCCGAAGTCGAGAAACTCAATTCGCGTGCCGATGCTGCCAACCATTCCAGAAGCCTGCGCGACGATAGCCGATGCACCTGCCGCTAGGTAGTAAGCTGCGCTCGCTCCAATCTCTCCAATATGTGCGACGATTGGCTTTGTGTTTCTGCTTTCGCGAATTGATTGTGCCGCTTCCGGTGCTCCGATTGCGCTTCCGCCCGGACTGTTGATGTCGAGAACAACCGCCTTCACGCTAGGGTCACTCATCGCCTTGTCGAGTTCGCTTGTGACTTGGCTGTAATCGGTCATGCCGAGCATCCGGTCGATTCCGGTTGTGTTCTGCGCTAGAACGTCATTTACGTGGATTGTAGCAACGCCATCGCTGACGGTGTAGTCACGCCGCTGGTTCACGAAGTCCCCGATTGAAAGGTTCGTCGGCATTGCATCACAGCGGGCGCGAAGGCTTGCAAAGCGTTGAATAAACGCTGGGATCGCCGTTGGCAGCATCGCCAGCGGTTGCGTCAGGATTGCTTCAGGAATTGGAATCATTGTTTGTGTCCTCGTTGTCAGATTCTTCTGCGTCTTCATTTTCGTATTCCGGTGAATCTTCGGCTTCAATCGGTTCCGGTTTTGTCGCCTTTTGCTGCGTCTCGCTCATCGCGCTACCGGGAGGAAGTGGCCGCCAGCGTTCGGCAAGCCGCTTCGCCTCTTGCGGCGTGTATCCTTGCATCTTGGCTTCATCTTCAAACTCGCGAAACTCACGAATCCATTGCCGGATGTGCGTCAGGTAATCTTCTCCCTGTTCGTCGTAAATAAGACGCATCGTCGCCAGCCCATGATTGAGTTCTTCAATGCGAGCTTTTGAATCGCGCCCGTTGTCAAGCGTGACACGTCGCGGGCGTCGGTAGCTGATGCAGTCTCTCCAATTTTGGGGCGGTTCCGCGAGTAAACCCGAGGCAACACGCCATTCTATAAAGCGAATAATGAACCGTTCAAACCATCCGTAAATAACCTTGTCGGCAAGTAGCGAGAAAGCCGCGTCCGCCTGTGCGAAAATACCGCGTGCGTTTGCGCCTCCTAGCTTGTCGCGACTCCAGAAAAACTCTACCGGAACGCCCGTGCCTGCTGCTGCATCACGTAGCAAAAGGTCGGTCACGTATTCGTTCACAAGCGGCGATGGAGTGTTTCCGCTGATCAACTCAACCTTGCCATCGTCTCCCATGCGAGCAATCGCCGCTCCTGCGCCTTGGTAAAGGTTCTCTACGGCTTGTGTGTCCACTTGGTCCGTGCCTTCCGGTGGAGCCATAAGCGCGGACATTGCGCCACGCCCCTTTGCTGCCTTCGTGCCCTTGATAATGAGGGAAACAAGCCGCTGCGTTTTTGCTGTTTTGGTTTCCAGCCGCTTCAGTTCGTGAATGTCAACTAGATTGTTTACACCCGGCGCAAGTGGCGAGATTCCGCGTGATTGATTCGTTCCCTGAGCGTGGAAAATGTGTGACACGTCGCGGGCGTCATACTTCGCGAAGTTATCGTTTGCCAGCCTGACGTGATAGTAGCGAGCGCGCCCAAAGTCCCCGAGTTCAATGCCGTCGTGAATGCCTTCGGACTGAGAAAGGTTCACCATCGGCGATGCAACGTCGTTCGGTTCGATTGCGTAGAATGCCGGACAATCTCCAACGCCTTGTTTTGGCGATGGGAAGTCAGGGTTTTCCGAATGCAGGACGAAAGCCTCGCCAATGATTGCGATTTGTTCTGCAATGTGCGCCTGCATTTCGTATGCGTTGCGCCTTCCGGTAACGTCGCATTGGACTGGAGTCATGCAGTAGTTCTCAAGCGCAAGGTTCGCCGCTTTGTTCCACTCTGCATCCTCCGTGTTGAAAGAAGCGAAGATTCCACGTCCTACGGTGTGCCGTGCGATTCCACGGCCCCATTCTTGCACAATGCCAAAGTTTTGACGGCACCACTCAACCTTAGAAACGATTTGCTTTCGCGTGTAGGCGGAAAGATAGAGTCGCGAATCCTGCGGAATGAGATACTGGACGTTTGCGCGGTCGATTGAACTATCCACCGTCTCACGGTATGACGTAGTTCCGCCCCCTAGCTTTTTCGGCTGTTTCTTTGGTTTCATACGCTAGTTCCCGGCAGTATATTCGTGAAGCTGGCAACGGTGAACATCGGGTTTCCGTCCGTGTTGTCAGTGGTCCTCATTGCATCACGGCAGCACTTGGCAACTGTCGCTGCATCCATGCCGATCTGCATGGTATAGCTCTTCCCGTTTCGGCTCCCCGAGGTCATCGAATCAATGACGCCACCGCCCGCAACAATCTTCGCCTTCGCAGACGCGAGCAAGTCGGCTACAAAGTCTTCATTCCCGTCGTCAATCTCGTCGATCAGGAATTGCGTGAAATCAGCGTTTGAAAGCGGCATCTTTTTGACGCCGCCTTGTCAAAACTAACTAATTAGAATTTTCGGATTTTCTTCGTATTTCCTGCGTAGCAAGTCCCACTGCCCTTCCGAGATTTCAACGTCAGATACTAATGTCCATCCCTTCCATGATCCTCTATTTCCCCGATAAATCTGAGATAATCCAGATGTTGCGTTGCATTGATAAGATTTTGTGGCGTGCCCTCTATATTCCTTTTGTCGCGTATCTTCTGCAAGAAAAAGGTCTTTATTGTTAAACACAAATGCAGAGATATTAGCGCAGTAATGAACAATTCCATTAGCGTCACGCAAAAGACATTCAACCGCTCTGCAATGGCGAGGGCTGAACCTTCTTCCGTTTTCTCTTTGTATGCTTTTACCTTTTGTAAGTGACGATATTCTTTTCCTGTTTTCGTCGCTCTTTATGTAAGCGAGTCTTTTTTCTTCACTGTCTTTACTGGAAAACATGCGGGGATTATATCCTATTGAAATCAGATATTTCCCACGTTCATCTCCTGCACAACCCTTGCATTTCTTTGCTCTTCTTGTTATCTCATCGCCGCATCTACATTTAAATATAGCCTTCGGCTTCGCGGCGCATCGGCAGGCAATCGAACAGTAAATCCTTTTTGATAAGTGGCTTTTTTTAACTGGAAATTGAACGTAGCACTGCGGGCATGTTTTTTCTGTTTTCATAAAACTAATCTGATTCGATAACTCTAATCCGATTGCGATAAAGGTTATCGGCTATATACGTCGCCAGCTTCGTGACGTATTCCTCTGTGAGCGAATGGTCGAAACTGTGAACCAGTTCGTGAATCAACGTGTCGAGTCTCGCCTTGCCCTTTAGTCGCTCGTCTATCTCAATCAGCCCGTCTGAATGATAAAGCCCGTCCGCTCGTTCTCGTCCAAGTTTGCGCTCAACTATCTTCGGGGCGCGTGGCATTTTAGAACACCTTTCCGCCGATGATTTTCAGATTCTTAACCTCAAAGTCTCCGACTGTTTCCGTCTCGACCGTCGCGAATCCGTGATTCCATTTATTGATGATTGCGTAATCCGGTTGCAATCCGCAGAGGCAACCCGTTGTCCAGCATGAAACAACCTCTTTTTTAATTCCCCGCGCCTCCGTATGCTGACTAGTTTGATGGAAGTGCCCACACATCGAAGTCTCCGACAAGCGCAAAAACATTCCACGCGCTGCGTTCACTGGATTGCTGATTCCCTTCGGTAGCTCGTGCCCGTGAATCACGTTGAGCTTGCCAAACTTTGCCACCTGCAAAAGTTCCACTTCTTCAATCCCGAGGTCGTCAAAGCGTAGCAAACGACTAAGCTGGAAATCCTCAACTCCTAGAAGTTCCGGTGCTTTCCGTTTCAAATAATCCTCACTCCGCGCCTCGTGGTTTCCGTGCTTGAACACAATCCGCGCCTTTTTGAACCGCTCACGTATCCATCGCAACCCCTGCCTTGCCAGTTTGATTTCTTCGGCCAAGTCTCGTTTCCGAGGGTCCGGCTCCCATCGTGAAAGCGCGTAGTTCTCCACCGTGTCTCCGTTTAAATAAACGATTGTCGGCTTTATCTTCTGTCCGTATTCAATCGCCGCTTGCAACGCTTCGGTTGAGTGATGCGGAAAGTGAATGTCTGACAAAACAAGAATGCGCTCTTTTGAATCAATCACGAAGTCTTCACGCTTCTCGATTTTAGACGGCGGCATTTGCTCCGAAAACCGCAAAGGCTTTTTGTCTGTCGCGCATTTTCTATCCTCGTTTCCTTTCACTCCTCTTACTCTCCGCACCGAGCAATATGCTGCGTTTAGCGACGGAAAAAGCGTCGGGTGTGTCCTTATCATTGCCTTTGCAAGCGTGAGGTTTCCGTGATTAGGAAACTTGCGGGAGAACTGTTCTGTTACGCTCTTTTTAGTGAATGTTTTCATTTTGCTCCATTTGAAATAAACGCCTTTGCCTTTGTCCTCAAAACCTCAATTTTCTCCGTGCGCTGTAAAAAGTCCACCACGTTCTCTTTTCCCCAAGTGTTGACTTCTCGCGAAGTGTCAAACGAAAACTTGAGCGTGAACGGCATCGGAGGCAAATCGCTTTTTGGCTGCGGTTCCGGTTCTGGCAATAGCTCCGCGTGGCGGTAAGCGTTTGTGAGTGCCAGCGGGGAAGGTTCGCTCGCAAAAATCACCTTGTCGCGGTTAACCCATTGCCGGCGGAATCGGTTCGCCTGAACAAACGTGAACGGCATGTTGAGCTTGGCGTAAATCTCTTCCCATTTCCCGCCCTTGTGTCGCTGGTAAATCTCCTCCAATAGCTGCCCTAGTCCGGCTGTGGACTGAATCGCCGCCCCAACCGCTGCCATTGCTGCGGGCATGATGTTACGCTCCAAGGGCGCATACCGTCCGAGAATGGCGTCGATGATGTCCGTTTCCGGCATCTTTTTGAGGGCTGCTTCGTCGTAGAATGAGAGGCTGAGTTGATTCATAGTTTTGTATTTAAGACGTCTGCGATGTGCCAGAGTAATACGACTATTACCCATAATAACACTGTTTGGATTGCTTCAATCATGGTATGTAAAACGTCGGCTTCCACTTCGGCTTTTCGCGCATCTTCCGCTTGCCTTGCCGCCTTAATGCCGCTTCCTCGCAGTATTCTTCCGACTTGTCTGCGGGGTTGTGAATGCCGGGGTGAAGTGCCTTGATTTGCCGATATGTGTGGCTGATGCTCGCTCGTTCAAGCCCAAAGTCTTTCCCGATTTCCGCAAGGCTGCGGCCCTCGATTCGCAAAAGGCGTAGGTAGAGCGTTGCGCGAACGGCAAAGCGTCGGTCCGTGTCTTTTGTTATCGCTCGCAATAGCTCCATTGCCACGCGGCTATTATCCTGCCCTGAATGCGGTTCGATTTGAGCAACTCCAGCCTCAACAAGCTCCCGAGTCAGCGCGTGCCACTGCCTGCGGTCTGTCGGAATAGGTCCGTGATACTCCGCGAAAGGCTCATGCACCAAGTCTGCCGTGGAGTCAACATCCATGCTTGGCATGTAGCTTGCGCGGGGGTCATCGCTGGTGTCGTGGTCCCTCATTTCTGTTCTGTTTTCTCGTTTCTACGTTTTTCTCGTAATAGTGTCAATCGGCTTTCCACAAGCTCCGAAAGCGGGAGTTGCATCTTCTCGCAGTCGCCAAGGTGGTTCATCTTTCGGCGTGATACCCACTCGTCACCGTCTTTGTATTCGTCCGTGAGTTGATGCTTGTATTCATCGTCTATGTTGACGGGTAGCCACCAATAAACGGGGTCATCTCCGGCCTGTCCGTATTTGATGCAGTCGTAATACAGCCTTTCCGCGTAGTGACTGGACCAACAAAGCCAAAGTTTGAGCTGGTCGTCATACACGTCACGCGGACGAATACGATTCCAGTTTGTTTGCACTGGTCCGCTTCCGCGATACGGGTCGAAAATGCGGGTGCGCTTGTGGCAAAACTCGAAAACAACGTCTTGGTCGTTGCCGGAGTCAATCAATCCGGCGATGCAACGGAACTCGTATGTCTTTTCGTTCTCCGTGTAGGTGAACGTGCGATACTTCCCGCTTCCGTCCGGCTTCTCGCCGGCGAGAACGGTCAACTCGTCCATACTCATCGCAGTTCCCCAATCGACAAGCGCACTCCAAGTCGGCATGTCCGGTGATTCCCATATGACTCCCCATGCCCGTATGACGTAGTAAAGGTGGTCCTTTTGCTTGTCCGCCGTGATTGTCAGCATCTCCGGCATTCGCGGGATTTGCCCCTTCACATATCTCATCGGGGTTCTCGCCAGAACGCGGTCAAGGTCGCCTTCGTTAATCGCCGCCCCTGCACGAATGAAAGGCAACCCAAGGCTCATGTTCGTGAAGGTTATCAGCTTCCCAATGTCTGACTTCGCTTCAAGAAACGCCTTCGCGATGTGGTTCCATCCTCCGCCAAGTTCCGGAGGTGCGTATCCTCGCCACAAATGAGCGGAAATGCGGTCTTTTGGTGCGCTAGGATTGTGCGCCTGCCAGCGGTATCGATTCAGCATCCAGCGAAGTGACTGTTGCTCAATTTGCTTTCCGCAGTGCCCGCATTGATACGTGGTCTGATGCTCTACTTTATCTTGGTCATATCCGGTTTTGACTCGGATTGTTTTCGTCGCATCCTGCGGTGATATTGCTTCGGCCCATATCTCCGCGCATGAAAAGTCGATTCTTCCAAGCCGCTCCTCCATCGTGCCCTCGATTGGCATTAAGTCGTGGTCAAATGGAAGGTGCTTCGCGGGCTGATAAGCGGGGTCATTCGTGAAAACCAAACGCTGCCAGCCTGCAAGGTGCAGATCCATGCTTTCCTTGCTCCATCCGACCGGCATCTTTTCCGGCAATGGCCTAGCGTTCCCTATCGCCTTAGCCTCCGCGCTGCAATGCGGGCACGGCAAATAGCAATAGTGCTGACTCCCGCGCAGAAAGCTCTGCCATATCGGGGAAAACTCGCCAGCCTGCCGAGGTGAACTGTTCTCGATTATTTTCCGTGTGAACGGGAAAAGCTGCGTGCGTCCGATTATCTTGTCAGCCGATGACGAGTCCTCTTTTCCGTCCTCGCTCGCCTTTTTCTTCACGACGGCCTGCTTGCACGAATCGAACTCGTTAATGATAGCAAGCTCTGCGTTGAATCCGTGCAAGTTTGCCTCTTCGCCCGCGCCGATGAACCGAAGGATTTTGCCCTTGAATGTTTTCCAAAGGCTAGTCCACGTTGTCCGCCCGATAATTGCCAAGCGTTTAACCGGCTCGCAAAGCTGAATGAACGGGTCGATTTCCGACTTGCTGACTTTCTTCGCGCTCCCTCCCGATGGGTCAAGCCATACCGCACTACCGGCTTTCTCCGCTAGCCAATAAAGCATGACGATGATGGAAAACAGAGTCTTACCTACGCGAATCGAAGCGCAAAGGGAAATGAAGTGAACGTGTCCCTGTTGCGCTAAATCGAACAATCCGCGAAACACGGGGAAGCGTCCGGTGTTGAGTCTCCCCGGCATGGGTCCGCTTGCTTCGTGGGGAATAGAGACGTGCTTGTCTGCCCACTCCCAATACTTCAGCAACGGACGCGGGCGGATAATGTCACGCTGAATGCGCTTTAGGACTTCGGCAGCTGATCGGTAGTTTATCACGGCAATTCTATTATTCCGCCTTTTTTCGCAATATCACTTAGCGAAGTTGCGTTTTCGTTTTTGCCTATAAACTGAAACATTCCACCTTCAATATATGCCCAAGAATCAGATGCGTGTAGCTTATAAAGCGGTTCCATGTCGGCATCGCTTCTAATCCAAACCTCTCCATGCCAAGTCAGGTTTTCCGTCATTGTAATTTCACGCCCGTTTTCTAGTAGTAAGTCATAAACGTGGACGCGGGCTGTTCGTGGCGGAAGTGATTTTATAGTGTTCATGTTTCGATTATCTGTGTTCTGTTAAGGTAAAACCCGCCAATCCGTTTCAAAGCTGCGAGAACTTCGTCTCTCAGGTGTTCCGGCGTTTCCTCTATGGCTTTCTCAAAGTCCGCAACCTGCAATGCGCCGAGCGTGCTTTGCATTTCGCCGTGGAGGATACGCGAGATTTCGGGAACGTCGCTAAAGCCTTGAACCATTGGAGCCGCTCTATCGGGGAAGGAATCCATTCCGTTTTGCACCGCTGCAAGTAGCCCGCCGAGGTTGGCTTCTAGGTCGTCAACTAAAACGGCTTTCTGACTCTCTAGGTCCGCTTTAATCCGCTCGCGTCGGACTTTCTCTCTGATTAGGGCGCAATTCCAGTCTTCTTTAGTCACTGGCCCTTCATCATCATCGCCGTCCGTGTCTCTGATGTTTGTCGGCAGCTCGTCGTCTCTCTGGCCTAGTCCCTTGATTTTTACAAATTCCCGCCATTTACTTACATCATGGTCGCCATTCGGTAGCTGCGCCGGAGAGTCAGGGTGAGCCTTGCGCCAATTCACTATGGCTTGGCGACTTACTCCAAGTTGCTTGGCTACTTCCCCGTATGATGAAACGAATCGTGGCATTTATGGCTTATTGCAAGTGGATGGCGGTAAAGCCGGTATTTGAGCCAAATTTAAAAAAGTGAAGGGAGAGAGATGAACCCTAGGCTGTCTCAAAAATGAGAATACTGGTTAAGCCGGGGGTATCAGTATTGAGAATTTTGGTCATTTTGCCTCTCCTTTGCGACAAAATCGGACATTTCTAGCTTTTGAGATGATTTCGCAACCCTCTCTGCCACTTTCATTGCCCGTTTCTCTATCAAATCGTCTGAATTGCGACAAAGCCAATCGTAGAATGCTTTCTCGATTGCTATCATGCTGCATTCTGGAGTTGATACGTCATGATGCGAGAGCCAGTAATCAAATGCCTCTGCCACACCATCCTGTATTGCTTTATGCCTCATTGTTTTGTTTTTATGCCTCATTGTTTTGTTTTTATGCCTCAATGAGGCATAAATTTAGCTCTACGTTCATGGCTTCTCCCCAATCAACACCATCTTCGCCTCGTGAATTTTCCCGAGTGAAATCAGCGCAATAGCCTTTATCACGTCTGCCGCTAACTGGTCATACTTCTCCGCGAGCCATGATGCGCTCCCGGTCTTCATCGGTCGTCCCCGCTTTCCGGGCTGTGGCTCGTCGCCGGCGATGATTACTTCCCAGCTTGCGCCATCGGATACTAACGCAGCGCATCGGGCGTAATGCTTGCTACACACTCCCCTGCTTGCTGCTTTGTTCTCACACCATTTGCATTGTTCGTTGCTCATAAATTTACCAAAAGCATTTCTCACCGACCAACTGGCATACCTTGCGAATAGCAGGAACAAACGCACGGAATTGCCCTTGGTTCATTCGCCAAAGTGCTTCGATGTGAATCCGCCCACCGATAACCATGCTTTGCCATTGAGATTCTAGTTCCTCATTTGTAAATCGATGTCCTGTTGCTGAATGATTCGTGACAACGCTCGCCCACTGCTCTTTCGTAATCGTGTGATTCACGATTGCCGCGTGCGTTACTGAATCAGGTTTCGCAAAGCTCTGTTTGATTGTCTCTGCCCAGTCTGTTGTATATGTGAATCCGTTCATAATTTGAATCTTTTCTAGCTCAATTCCTCGATCCTTGCAAGACTATTTTGGGAAAAGGCAAAAATGCGTGCAATCAGTGCAGCAAAAAGCCCGCGTGGTTATCGCGGCTTTCGTTTGTAATGAGGATTACAAATCGCACGTTTAATTTCTTCCAGTCCATGTTAAAATCCTCCGTTATCGTCTTCGCCTTCATCATCCGGTTTCTCAACTGGTTTGGTAAAGTTCCAGTAATCGCGATAGAGTCGAGTGAATCGTCCGGTCTGGCTTTTCCAGTTATTGACCGGCTGTTCTGCCCACTTGTCCGAGCAATAGCTGTGTTGCTCTAGGAGCCAATCGGAGAGCATCAGGTGTTCTCCAAGGTCCACGTCTTCCATTGCTTTCCCGTAGTATGCTGTGAACTCTTCGAGACTTGGCATTGAAAAAGAAACTTTCTTTCCATCATCATTATTATTTTTAGAGATTGCTTCTGCTTTTGATTCTGACTCTGGGTATGAATCTGCTTCTGCTTCTGCTTCTGATGTGTTGACATCATTGACATTTTTGACATCGCGTTTGACATTTGACTTTCTTTGACGCTCTTCCTGCTTTTTGACGCGGTTATATTCGCGCTTCTCCTCTGTCGTCTTCATTTCGCGATAGTGCTTGTGAGTCGGAACGAAGTATTGGAACTCTCCCTCTTTTAGCAGCCTTCGCCCGTCATTGTCTTTGCAACGGCTCTTCGGGTCCGGAGCGCAAAGGGTTTCGATTGCATGCTCAACTTCTGCGGGCGTGCAACCGAGAAGGAACGCGACGACCTCGGGATTGATTTCGATAACCGAGTGCTGATTCGTGTTTGAGACGACGTAAGCCCAAACTGCAAATACAACAGGGCCGGAACCGCGCATTGAGCCGGTAAAGGTCGATGAATGGAACTTACCGTACATTTTCAACCTCCTTTTCTAGTTCGAGCTGCGTCCGGCAATGTGGGCATTCGATTTGGTCAGGGCTCGAATGGTCGCTGTCGAAAACGAGGCTGTCTTCGATTTGAGCAATGACCATCCCAGCAATGGCGAGTTGTGAATCTTCCCAGCAGTTCGTGCAGGTAAATTCGATTTTGTGTGTGTGTTTCGGCCTTTCAGCCCATTTTAGTATTTTCCAGTTTCGCATACGTCAAACAATGTCGTTGATTGACACGTTACTGGCAAGACTTTTCTGCTCTTTCACGCCACTTTTCCGCCGTCTATCGTCAAAATAAACCACGGCAAGCCAACTTTCCACCGCCCTGCAATCAAGCATCCATGCGGCTTATAGCTGAATTGTGTTAATTTGTGAAAAAAGACTTTGACAGGGGGAAGGGGAGGAAGTAGAAGAGGGCATGAACAACAGCAAAACAGAACTCAACAGAAAGAACACGATAATCAGCGACCGCTGCAAGGTCTGCAATCAAGCCGTAAACCTTGATGATGAAGGCGTGCAATATCCGAACGGAACATGCGCGCACGACGATTGCGCCGATAGTAGCGCATTTTTCGCCGCTAACGATGCTGATTTCAGGGACTAGCCAACTAACACCATGACAAGAGAAGCAACCCCGAAAGAAAAACTAGACGCGCTCGCATTTGACGCCGCATGGGCATTCGTCCACTGCGTCGAGAACGGAGAGACTAAGGCAGAACCGCACCGGAGGCTTGCGGCGAAGTTCCTTGAGGCTTACGCTGAACGCTACAATGACGAGAATTGCAGGCATCGTGCACAGAAATTGAGGGCACAAACCAACTCTGAGGTGAACGACCAAGCTGACACACGCCATGAATAGACCATCGAAATCACCAAGCAGCGCCGTATGGCGTTGTATCCAGCGCCTTGTTCGGCGGTTGTCCGCATGGGCATTGCGCGACGAACTGAGGCTCCAGCAAAACGTCAACGAGGACGCTCAGGCGCTCGTGGACGCCCTGCTACGCGGGGAGCGTGCCGACGCTTACTGCGGCTATGGGCGAGACGGGCAGGCGTCCAACTACCGGGACGAACTCAAGTGGTCGCTCCATGAACTCAAGAAGCCGAACAATCCAGATCACTAACAAATTTGTCGGAATACTCCTGCACAAGATTAAAAACCAACTAAACCAACATGCAAAAACTGAAAATCAACCTGCTAAAGCTCCACGGAGTCAAGCAATTTACATCCAAAGAAGGGACCGATTTCATCGCGATTCCGATTGCGGCGAATAACCTATTCGTGAACGACAAAAGCGTTTATCTCGACGCTACGGCACTCGAAAACAAAGAAGGAAAAGACAGATACCAGAACGACGGCTTCATTACTTTGGACATTCCGAAAGAAGCCCGAGAAGCAGGCGAAAAAGGGCCGAT